AGAAAAAAAATTAACATTAAACGAGCTTATAGAAAAGCTCGAAGATAAGGACAAAAAGATAGTAACGCAAGCGTTGTCCTTATTAGAGAATAAGAAAAAAGAGCTAATAGATGTTATAGTAAATGCAAATCCTAAATGGGACAGGAAAGAGCTTGAAAAAGAGTGTGTGTCGCAGTTGGAAAAAATTGCAGAAGCTATTAACAACGTAGCTAAAAAGGTAGAAGTAGAGCAAATAGCTAATGTTAGCAAAGAAAAAGAAAATGAGCAAGCTAACTATGTAGCTAATGCAACTACTTCAGTAATTGAAACAATGATATTAACATTATAAATAAAAAAGGAGGTAAAAATGAAAAATACAATTGTATTAAAAGGTAAAGGAATAAAAAGCGAATTTTTATGTAAAGAAGACATCTATCCTGGCATGCTTTGTGAATTAGTAGTAGATAATGGTGTAATTAAAATACAGAAAAACACTAATGCAAATAATTTAAAGGAAACATGCTTTGTAACTGAATATGAGGCATTTGGCAAGACAGTATTAGATAAAGCTGCAACTGGTGATACAGCACACGTATATTTTGCAAACGCAGGTGATGTAATATATGCAAGAGTTGACAGTGGAGTAGCTGTAGGAGATAAATTAGTATCAAATGGATCTGGTTTATTAAAAAAAGTAAACGTTGCAAATGTAACTGGATTGAGTACTGCTATAACTACTGAGGCTACATATGCAAATGTAGCAAATGGATTGACAATTAGTGGATCCAGTACTCCTATAACTACTAATCCTACATATGAAGATGTAGCTGGTGGATTGACAATTAGTGGATCGAGTAGTGTTATAACTGCTGAGGCTACATATGCAGGTGTAGCTGGTGGTTTGACAATTAGTGGATATGGTGTAACTGCTATAGCTTTAGATAACGCAAAGGAAGTTGAAAATGGAATTTATTTTGCAAGAGTAATAATATTATAATAAAAAAAGGAGGTATAAAATGGAATTAAAAGTAGATAAAAATACATTGTTTGGTGATTACAATGCGATTACACGTAATAGACCCTATATAGATAAAGACGGTAGGGCAAAGATTAGCGTTTATCAGGGGGGTGATATAAACGACCCTAAAAGTTACACACAAAAACTGATAGACAACGATATGGCTATATTTACGCCTGAGGAGTGGAAAGCTATAGATACCAGATTACGTGAAATTGCAGCTAGCAGACAGGTTGGGATAGCAAAATTAAAAGAATTAGGATTAGTTTATAATCTCGCAAATCCTTTTGCTAGTCAAAGTTTGGAGTATATAAAGACAAGTGATATGCACGACGCTTCTGTAAATATGAATTTCAAAGTAACTAATGAAACTGATAAGCAAGCTGTAAAAACAGCTAGTATACCTATACCTGTGATCAGCTGGCGTTGGGGCTTTGATATTAGGGAATTACAAATGTCTCGTTTATATAATAGACCACTTGACTTACAAGGTGCAAAGGTAGGTGCGAGAAAAATAGGTGAAAAGTTAGAAAGCATGATGTTTGGAGCTAATGCAACGATACTTGATAGCAAAAAAATTGATAGCATTATTAGCTTTAGCGATAGTAATAAATTAGCTAATAACAGCTCGCCTGCCTTCCATGATTGGACAAATACAACTGCAACTACCCCAGCTATTATTTTACAAGATGTTTTGGAATTAAAGAAAAAATCTATAAAAGACAAACATTTTGGTAAATGGATATTGTTCGTTTCGCAGGATGTTGAGAATAGGCTTGACGAAGACTACGCATTAGACGCAAACACAAAGGCATATGTGCCATTAATGGATAGAATTAAAAAGATAACTGGCATATTAGATGTAGTTGTAAGTGATTTTCTACCCAACAAAACTGTTGCCCTTGTCCAAATGACAAACGATACTATTGAGCTGATAAATGGTATGGAGTTAACAACTGTACAGATTATGAATGCAGGAGGTTTGAATTTTGAGATGTTATCTTTCGTTATGCAAACTCCTGCCGTGAAATCAGACTACGACGGTAATTGTGGCATTGTAATAGGAACACATCAATAAATAGTAATGTTATGAAATTAAGATTAACTGCAAAAAGTTACAATTACAAAGGCAGAGAGTATCACAAAGGAGACGTTATTGAATTAGATAGCATTGAGCAAATACCTACTATTTTTAGGCAATTTTTTACGATAGTAGAAGATAACAAAGTTAATGATTTGGCTGATACTGTTACTGAAGGAAAAGAAGAAGCTAAAAGTGATACTACTGTTAAAAGTGATACTACTGTTAAAAGTGATACTACTGTTAAAAGTGATACTACTGTTAAAAGTGATACTACTGTTAAAAGTGATACTACTGCTAAAAAAGTAACTAATAAAGTAAACAAAGCAAAAAAATAATTATATGGCAAATAGAGTAAGTGCAGCAGATGTTAAAGTTATAATAAAAACAACGTTAGCTGATGCTGATATAACAAAATTTATAACAGATGCGAACGTGTTTGTAAATGTTTATTTATTAAATAAAATTAATGATAATGAATTATTAGCAGAGATTGAAAAATACACTGCTGCACACTTTATTGCTATAACTGTTGAAAGACAGACAACTTCTGAAAAAATTGGTGAACTCACTTTGCAATTTAATGATATAAATGGAATTGGCTTACAATCAACGACATATGGGCAGATGGCATGCAAGCTTGATTACACTGGTACTTTAGAAGGCATAGATAATAGGAAAGGTAACTTTAAATTTATAGTAACATGAGCAGTATAGATACTTTTATAGATGTTATTTGCAACGAAGACTGGACATACATTGCTGGCGCTGGTGTAGATAACAATGGTGATTTTAGTTATAGCACTGGCGTAAATATTAAATGCAAAAGTGAGCAAGTTATTGTAAACGTAGTGAAAGATGATAAAATTGTTAGTGAAGCAAAAACAAAGTTATATACTAAAAGCAAAGTAGCAGCTGGTGGCTTTTTAGTAAATGGAGCAAATAAAACATTTACTAGCTCACCGTTAGAACTTGCTAACTGCTATAAGATTTTGCAAGTTGCAGAGCACACTGATAAAAGTAGTAACATTAAATATTATGAAATATGGCTGTAACAGTTAGATTGCAAGGCGTTGATAAAGCAATGCGAGATATAAATAAATATCTCGTAGATTACAAAGGTGAGACTGACAAAGTGTTTTTTGAATTTTATGCAAAAGTTAGACAAGACGCAATGACTGTTACACCGACAGTGCCAAAAGACACTGGCAACCTACGAAATAGTATGTTTTTTACTTATAGTAAAGGAACAAAAGGTGGAAGAGGAGAAAAACAGGATAGCAGCTTAATTAGTAGATGTCAGGCAGAATGTAGTATTGCTTATACTATTAACAAACCGACAGCGATTATAGGCTTTGCAGCTGAGTATGCAGCAGAAGTGCACGAAGCAGTAAATAAAAGATTTAGAGAACCTGGTTCTGGTGCTAAATATTTTGAGACGCATATAGTTAGCAACGAAGATTATTTTAAAGAATTATTAAAAAAGCATGCACGATGACAGGTATAGCAGGTATTATAAAAGATTATTTAGTGAGCAAAGGCATAACATACACTTATGTAAATATTATGCCACAAACTCCACAAAAGTGCGTTGTAGTCTACGATGTAGCTGGTAGAAGTCCTGAATTCACTTTCGACGGTGCTAAATTTAGGAAACCTTCTATACAAATTACAACGAGAGACTATAAATACGACGATAGCTACAGTTTAATTAGTGATGTGATTAGTTATTTGGAGCAGCTGGAAGGCACTACATATAGCAACATACAAATTATTCAGGTTGAGCAAACGACGGATATATTTAGCTATGACTATCAAGATGAATACAATAACATGCTAAAATGTTTTGTAGTTAATTTTAATTTAGAAATTTTTAAACAATAAAAAGATATGGCAACAAAAATTTTAATAGGAAAAGATACACGATTATGTATCAAAGATGATGCAAGTTATGTAAATATGGCTGGTGCTCGCAATATTGGTTATCCCTCTGCAGCACCTGACGAGTTAGATATTACGCAATATGGAGTAGCTGGCGACTTTGATAGTTTTCAGGCTGGTATGATTTCAGCTGGCGAATTTACTGTAGAAATGCAATATTTAGCTAGTGAATACGATAAATACTTAACATTAATGTTTAATAAAACGCTGAATGAGTTTCTTATAGCCTTCAAAACCCAAACTGGTTATAAAGAGTATACATTTAAAGCTTATATTTCGCAAATGCCGATAACTTGCGTAGTTACAGAGATTATTACTTATGAAATAACATTGCAATTAACTGGTGAAATTACAAAGCACACTGGTACATCTTTAGTACCTTCTGTATTACCTACTTTGCAATATGGAATTATAGGGAAAGGCACAAAAGTAGAATTAAGTACAGACGGTACTACTTATAAAGCAGTTAAGTTTGCTTACGAATGCAACGGACCTGATTTTGCATTAAGCTACGAAGATATAACTTCGTTTGAAACAGTAGGCATGGTGAAAGAGCAACTGCCGATGACGTTTAGCGTTGGTAACTTTGCAGTAACAGCAATAGCTGCAGATGGTTATGGAACTAATGAACTTGGTTACGATGAATTATTAACTTTTGTAACTAATCAAACTTCATTATATTTCAGAATTACTTATCCAAGTGGTGAAAAATGGCTTGGTAGAGCATATTTAATGGACTTGACACGTGATTTAAATATAAAAGGTAAGCAAGGTATTTCGTTCAATTTACGAATTACAGAAAAACCAGTGTTAACAGGTGTAACTGTAGTTGATTTATTAGACCAAAATGTTTTAGGTGTTATAGAGCTAATCAGTGATTTGCCTATGCCAGCTGATATTAACGGCACTAATTACACTAATTACATAGCTGATACGACCGCTGCATATCAAGATTACAAAGATTTGACAAATAATCAAAAGAACCAAATTAGCTATATTTTGATTTACAAACTAAATCAGGTAATGGAAAAGATAGACACACTGAATTTAGCAGATAATAATTCACCTATTAATTGGGACGAATAAAAGATACAGTTATGATACCAAATGTTGAATTTTTAGAATATGGTAATGAAAAGATACCTGTAGTGGTTACATTGACGGTTTTAAGCAAAGCTAACATAGACTTTAAAGAGAAATATGATAAAGATTTACTGGAAATTATTCTAACAGACAAGCCAGGTGCATATTACATAGAAGCTATTACATATCTTTTTAAACACGCAATAGTGATAGGGTGCGAACGAGCTAATGTAAAACTAAAAAAAGAATGGGAAAAAGTAGATATATTAATAGATGACTATGATATCTTTTTGAAATTCGTTGAAATAACAGTAAAAAGTTTGACTGTTCTAACTGATAAAGGTAGTAATACTCCTAATACGGAAAAAAAAATGAAATCAAAGATGTAAACGAATTAATAATGTTTTTTCGAGTGAGCTTGCCGTTTATGAGTTTTAGTGAGATAATGGAATGTACAGTCGGTGAGCTCACTTTTTTATTAGATAAACATATAGAAAGAGAAAATGAAAAGATAATATTTTTAGTAAGGAATATGTATGAAGTTGCAAGGTTTAATGTTCTTAATATGTATGCACAAAATCCGTATGTTAAGGAAATCCCCAAGCTTGAATTTCCGTGGGACAATGAGAAAAAAAGTGATTTAGATAGAATTGCTAGCAATGATGAATTTGAGGCATTTTTAAATAGTTTTATAAAAAAAGAAAATAATGGAAATTAGTGGTTTAATAGCAAGAATAGGTGTAGACTTGTCCGAATTTGAGCGGGGCATTGCTAAAATGCAAAGCAGATTAGAAGACACTGCTAGCAAAATGGCTACTGTAGGCAAAAAGATGTCTTTAATGATAACGGCTCCGATAACTGCAATGGGTGCTGGTAGCTTTAAATTATACAAAGACTACGAAAGCGTTGTAAATAAGATAGTTAGCTTAACAGACGTTAGTAAAGAAGCGTGGAGCTCATTAGAAGGTCAAGTGAAAGAGATTGCAGAAACAACTGGCAATAGTTTAAAAGAAGTAACGGAAGGGTTCTATTTTATTGCAAGTTCTGGTTTTCAAGGTGCAGCTGCATTAGATATTTTGGATAAATCAGCAAAAGCAGCTGCAAGTGGGTTGGGGACAAGCTCTGATGTATCGCAATTGCTAACAAGCGTCTTGCAAGCATATGGCGAGGAAAATATAAGTGCAGCAAAGGCGACAGATATCTTGATACGAAGTGTCAAAGACGGCAAGGCAGAAGCGTCTGATATGGCTACGAATTTAGGTAGGATATTACCTGTTGCCTCGCAGATGAATGTTAGCTTTGACCAAGTTGCAGCGGCTGTATCTGGATTGACGTTAATAGGTATGGACGTGCCCGAAGCTGTAACAGCAATACGTGGCGTTTTATCTGAAATGCTAAATATGAGTGAGCAAGGCAAACAAGCGTTGCTAGAAATGGGCACAAGTTATGATGAACTTTATAGCACATTAACAACACAAGGTTTATTACCATTTCTGCAGCAAATAGATACATTAGTTGCACAGTTCGGAGAACAAAGTATTGCGAAAGTATTTAATAGTGTACGCTCTCTCACGGGTGTTTTAGGATTAGTAGGCAAGAATTCAGAGCAGGTGGCAGCTATCTTTAATGATATAGCTAACGCTGGAGGTGATTTAGACAAAGCGTTTGAAAATACGCAGCAAACATTACAATATAAATGGAACGTGGCAGTAGATAGTGCTAAAAGTGTTTTAATAGAATTAGGTACAGGTATAAAGGGAGCATTAGTACCTGTTTTGAACTTGTTA